AGAAAAAACAAGATAAAGAATTACAACAATTAGAAACATATTGGGCAATAAATCGAGCAAAAAAATATACATCTTTAGATGAATGTCCATTTTAATAATTATATTTTGGGCGTCCGAGCGGGCTATCCGGCTCAAACATATCTCCGCTACGCTCCGATACTCGCCTACTATCCCTGACGCACGCAACAGAGTTGCTATTAATTTGCGCTCCGCGCAGGTTTTAGGGGTATATAGGGAAGGATGGACAGCGATAAATTAAAGGACAGAATCCTTAAGGAACAGTTTTATATAAGGGCGTGCACCCGGCAAGCCGTGGTGTGCGCCTTTGGCGATATCAAGGAGCTAGACGCTAAGGAGGGCTACGCGCCCTCTATTGCTCCATCGGCGCTCAAACGGCGCGCATCCTTACTATGCAGTGTGTTAAATAAATGTTAAAAGTAACAAGGAAATTTGCAGAATCAAAAAAAACACGTATATTTGTAATGTAATAAAAAACAAGGAGGTAAATATGACGCAAGAAGAATTAAAAGAGCTTGAAAGCTTACTTTGGAAATACAAACTAAAGTATGCAAAAGAATTAAACAAAAAAGAATTAAAATCAGTAATAGAAGTATTAGCATTATTAATTATTAAAATCAACAAATAATTATGGCAGCAACAAAATTCAGCGTAATCACAACAGGTGACAAACCATCATTTCACATTTGTATTAAAGAGCTACCAGGCGAACACACCTACAAAGTAGCAGTAACAGTGGCAAAAGCACTCATGCAAGAAATTGAAGGAGAGCAAATAATAGCAGTAGTAGAATCATGGAAATTATATCCTAACGAAAATGAAAAAACCAAAAAGAAAGACAAAATGGATGATACTAAACAAGGAATTTAATACATTTAAGGCGTTCAAAACATTCGCTTGGTACAACATGAAACCAGACGAATGTACACAAGGATTCGAATTATTCGAAGATATAGTAATTAAAGAATACAAACTAAATAGAAAAGAAAGGAGGTTAATAATAGAGAAAATTTACGACGAAGAAGAAGAGAAAATCAAAAAAATTAATAATCAACAACTTAAATTATTTTAAAATGAAAATTACAGGTAATCAATGGATAGAAATTATTCGAGCAATTTCAACAGCAATCATAGCAATAATCACAACACTTTGTGTACAATCGTGTACAATGAGTTTAAGCGTAGCGAAAAACAATAACAACGCTAATCAAAGAACCGAACAAACATCAACATCAAGCGTTGACAGTACTCAAATTAAAATTAACCCTAAAAACAATTAAATTATGGAACAAGAATTTAACGACATGAAAGACTGCTTCAAAGTCATTCCAGCAGACCAAGAAGAAAACGCCTATCTTATCATTATTGGAAAACATTTAGCAACAGCAGAAAAATTTCCAACAAGAGAAGCGGCAGAGGAAAGAATCAATAAAACAGACTGGAATCTAGTTAGCGCAATGATATATGCCTGCAAAGAGGCTGACGAGTTCGAAAAAAAACAAAAACGAGTAAAAAAACCACTTAAAAAATAAGGAGAAATAAATATGTCAATCCAAAAAAACATCGGTAAAAATACCATTGGTGACAATCAAAAAATGACGGTAGACCTGCATACCTATAACATGAGTACACACGACTTAGCTACCATATTCAGAAATACGCAAAGTCCTGGAACATTAGTACCAAACCTTGTATTACTGGCACAAAAAGGAGATACAATAGATATCGACATAGAAAGCCACGTGTTAACGCATCCAACAGTAGGACCACTATTCGGAAGTTTCAAACACGAAAATCACATTTTCAGCGTACCGTTCAGATTGTACAACAGTTGGTTACACAATAACCGAACAAAAATCGGTCTGAATATGTCAGACATAAAGTTACCGCAAATAAAAGTCGACATAAATAACAAAGAAGATGTACCAACAACAGAAAACACAAATTCACAAGTAAACCCAAGTTGCCTACTTGCATATCTAGGAATCAGAGGTTTCGGAAATAACATCGCCACAGAGAGCACAAAAATAAGCGTACCAGTAGAAAAATTAGCAATACCACTTCTAGGATACTACGACATTTTCAAAAACTACTACGCAAACACACAAGAAGAAAACTTTTATATTATTGGAGCAACGGAATCCATTGACAGAATAGCGGTGACACAAACAGGAGGAGGACCAACCATATCCTCAACCACACCGGACAATATAAATATAGGAATTGCAAACGGTGATACTGTACTAATAGAACCGACAAACACATACAATGCCGACGAGCTAACAGTAACATGGCATAACGCAGCACTAGACAAAATAATGTCAGGTCACATAACAGATTTCGGAACATGGAACAAAACTATAGGAGTATGGACGGTAAAAATGACAAACACAGTAGGCGTGCTAATGAGCATAACTCCAAAAAACAGAGTATCACTGAAAGATTATCCATTGGAAGACATCGACCAGATGAGAGACCTAATTCTGCAAACAAGAGGTAACACAACGTTATATATAAATGAAGAACAATCAGAATACGACTTACCTCTCTACAAATCATTCGGAGAACGACTTCCAACAAGAAAACTAAATACAACAAGTTCACAATACGGCCTAGCACTAAAAACATACAGCAGCGACCTACTACAAAATTGGATCAATACCGAATGGATAGACGGAGTAACAGGAATTAACGAAATATCCGCAGTAGACGTATCAGACGGCAAGTTAACAATGGATGCTCTAAACCTATCTCAAAAAATATACAATATACTTAACCGAATTGCAGTAAGCGGAGGAAGTTACCGCGATTGGCTGGAAACCGTATTTACAGGAGGTAACTACATGGAAAGATGCGAAACACCTATGTTTGAGGGAGGTATGTCTACAGAAATCGTATTCCAAGAAGTAATAAGTAACAGCGCAAGCGGAGAACAACCTTTGGGTACACTGGCAGGACGAGGATATGATACAGGCAAACAAAAAGGTGGACATATCAAAATCAAAGTCACAGAACCATGCTTTATAATGGGCATAGGCTCAATTACACCACGAATCGACTACTCTCAAGGTAACGAGTTCTTTAACGAACTAAAAACGCTTGACGATATCCATAAACCTGCACTAGACGGCATAGGGTACCAAGATTCATTAAACTGGCAAAGGGCATGGTGGGACGACATTTACCAAAACGGAACTATAACTTCACGTGTACAACCATCAGCAGGAAAAACAGTTGCATGGATCAACTATATGACAAACGTCAACAGAACATTCGGAAACTTCGCAGTAAACGAAAACGAGGCGTTTATGGTATTAAATAGAAACTATGAATTTAAAGGCGGTACACAATTACCCTCAACAAGAATAGCGGACCTTACAACGTATATAGACCCAGTAAAATATAATTATATATTTGCTGAAACAAATTTAGACGCGATGAACTTTTGGGTTCAAACAAAATTTGACATCAAAGTACGTCGACTAATCAGTGCAAAACAAATTCCTAATTTATAAAAATATGTACAAAAGAATAGTGCCTACATACACCGGACGAATGAAAAGTGTAGAATGCTTCGAGGGCGAACAAATCGAAGAAAAAGTAAGAAGAATCGTTAACAGCAACGAACCAATAACAGACGGAGCACCAATCATATTCACCGAAAAGAAAGATGGTGTTCTTCCTGAATACAACATAAGGACAGACAGATGGGACATAGCACTAGACGCCATGAACAAAATAGACATGGCTAGAAAGGCTAAAAAAGAAATCGAAGTAAAACCAGAAGATTTCGGACAAGTTCCAGAGAAAAAAGATGGTTCACCTAGTGAAAACTAGTGAAGTCAATAGCCGCACATCTAGGGGAAATGTAAAAATTTCCCCTTAAAAATTGTACGATGGTACGCGTCTATTATAATATATCAAGTTATAAGTAAGGAGCTTTTTAAAAAAAAGCTCGAAAAATGTAAAATCAAATTACTATGGCATTAGGAGGTTTTTTTGGCGCATTCGCCAACATGATTAGCGGACTGGCAGCCAGTTCACAACAAAGAGCAGATAACGAATATCTAATGAACAAGCAAGCGGAACTCAACAAAGAGCAAGCGGATTACTCTACAGACCTGGCAAAAAACTACTGGGATTATACGAACTTCGAAAACCAAGTCAAACACATGAAAGAAGCAGGACTAAATCCTGCATTATTTTATGCAAAAGGGGGGCAAGGCGGCTCAACTGGAGGAGGACAGGCACAAGGCGTCGGGCTACCATCAACAACGCCTACAATAGCAAGAATACAAGCACAGGGAATGGGAGCACAATTACAAAATGTGTTATCACAAGTTGAACTCAACAAGGCAGTAGCTAAAAAAACAGAGGCAGAAGCCGAAAAAATTAAAGGCGTTGATACTCAACTGGCAGAGGCAGAAGCCAAACTAAAAGAACGAATTGCAACATTACAGAACACAGTAGAAAAAGTGCTCAACTCACAAGAAAAAATGAATGCGGCAAATTACTTCAAAATACAAGCAGAAGAGCGCAAAGTATGGGAAGATGTCAGAAAAGCAATAGTAGACGCAGACGTAGCAGAAAAAACAAGAGATGCAAACATTCAAGCGGCAACAATTTCCAACTGGCAAAATATCCTAGCAGGAATAGAAAGTATCAGTAGAACAAAACTAAACGAACAACAAATCGAAAAACTAAAAAACGATATGGCAGTAGCATGGGCTAACGTAGCACTAGGAGAAAAAGCCGTAAGCAATGAAGCCGACAGAATAGCCAACGACCTGATGATAGGAATGAAAGGGCTAGACATCAAAGAAAGGGAACTCCTCAAAGACTGGATATACGAAGGAGTACACGCAGGAAAAGAAATAAGCGGTGAAATCCTCAACTGGCTAATGAGAGGTACACCTAAAACAATAGCGGAAGTAACCGGAAGAATTGAAGAAATGTTTGATAGCGAAGGAAACCAAACCGGCTCAAAAACAATACAACAAACCGTAACAAAAAAAGCAGAATAATGTGCCTATATCCAAAACTCATAAAAAACAGGCGGTACGTACCAAATAAAAAGAATGGAGGCGTACCGCCTCAATGCCCGGACGAAAGACTATTATACGTAACCGCGGCATGTGGAAAATGTATGGAATGCAGAAAACAAAAACAAAGACAATGGTTGGTTAGAATGAGTGAGGAATTAAGACAAGAACCAAACGCGTATTTTATCACATTAACAATTGACGACAAATCATATAGCGAATTATCAAACACATATAATATTACAGATAACAACGAAATAGCAACAAAAGCAATTAGATTATGTTTAGAAAGAATCAGAAAACAAACAGGTAAATCTATTAAACATTGGTTTATAACAGAATTAGGACACGAAAATACAGAAAGATTACATCTACACGGAATAGTTTGGGGAATTGGAACTGACAAATTAATTACAGACAAATGGAATTACGGTATAACATTCACAGGTTTTTTCGTTAATGAAAAAACTATACAATATATTACAAAATACATGACTAAGATAGATGAAAAACATAAAGATTTCATAGGGAAAGTACTTTGCTCCAAAGGAATAGGAAAAGGATATACAAAACGAGCAGACGCAAGCAAACACAAATATACAAAAGGAAAAACCATTGAAACTTACAGACTAAGAAACGGAGCTAAAATAAACCTTCCTGTATATTATAGGAATCAATTATTTACAGAAAATGAAAGAGAATTATTATTTATTGACAAAATAGAAAAAGGAATCATTTATGTAATGGGGCAACCTGTACATAGAGATGATGAAAAATATTATCTAAAATTATTAAACGAAGGAAGAAAAACAGAACAACAACTATACGGATATAATGTACAAAACTGGGAACAACAAAAATACTTATCAAGATTAAGAAGACAAAAGAAAAAACAAGATAAAGAATTACAACAATTAGAAACATATTGGGCAATAAATCGAGCAAAAAAATATACATCTTTAGATGAATGTCCATTTTAATAATTATATTTTGGGCGTCCGAGCGGGCTATCCGGCTCAAACATAT